CATTCAAGGGCCAAGACCGCTTGACCAGGGCGACCAAAAGAAATTATGAGCAGGCCAGGACATTTTCCACCGGTTGGAAACGGGCATTCAATGATTATGTTGAGGCCGCAACGGATGCCGCGGCCAAGGCTGAGAGGATATTTGGCAAACTGACCTCTGGAATGGAGGACATGATCGTCAATTTCGTCAAGACTGGTAAGTTTGAATGGCGTGATTTCGTCAATTCCATGTTGGAAGAGATATTCCGCTCAAATCTACAGACATTGATGGCCAAATTGTTCCAAGGCGTTGGGCTTGGTGACCTATTTGGTGGTAGCAAGGCTCCAACGGGTGCCAGCAACAATCCATTATATGTGGTTCCAATGGGAGGAGGCGCATTAGGTGGTGGTGGAATGGGTGGTCTCGGAGGAATACTGGGAGGTGGATCCAGTGGTGGTGGTGCATCAGCAGGTGGTGGCCTCGGTAGCATACTTGGCAAGGTTGGTTCGATATTCACGGGCACAGGCAGGACACCTGACTTCAATCCAAACACCACACCCGGTGGCGGTGGCATCATGGGTGGAGTGACCAATGTGATCAAGACCATTGGCAAGGGCATAGGCAGTGTGTCCAAGGGCGTTGGCGGAGTCCTGGGTTCAATTGGCAAGGGCCTTGGTAGCATATTTGGTGGTTTCTTTGCCAATGGCGGAACACTACCAGCAGGCAAGATTGGCATAGTTGGTGAGAGGGGTCCTGAGTTCATAAGTGGTCCCGCAACAGTAACTCCAATGGGTGGAGGCACCACGGTAAATTATAATATTAACGCAGTTGACGCAATGAGTTTCAAACAGATGATAGCAAGAGATCCAAGTTTCATATATGCGGTAACTGAACAAGGCAGAAAATCAGTGCCTGCGATGGCGAGGTAACATATGACGACAGCATTTCAATGGGTGATAGACAACGCGGAATCAATATCAATTGATAGGATGAAGAATGTGTCAACGGTAACATCAAGGAATGGCACGGTGAGATCAGTTGGAAGGGCAGGACAACCTTGGAAGTTCACGGTGGCATTGCCAACAGGTCCAAAATGGTCTGCTGTCAGACAGGAGATATCCAAGATCGAGGCCCTGGACAGGGTCACTGTGGGACAGATACAGATCAACAACGCAGGGCACAGTTGGTTGGTAGAATACCAAGGTAATGCCGCAGACGACACTGCGATGACAGCATCCTGGACGACAGGCAACACCATAACATTGACAGGTGGACAGGCCACGAGTGGATATAACTTCCGTAGTGGCGACATAATACAGTTGGGTGCATCAGGAGCCTGCTACACGGTGGCGGCTGATGTGGCCTACAATTCAAACACGGTCACACTACACAGACCATTGGTTGATGCCGCCGGTGCTGGCACCTTAAGGGTGGGAGATGACTGTGTGTGGTCAGTGCTATGCACACAGTTTCCAAATTGGGAACTGGTTGCCAGAGACGCCGTGGGATGGTCAGGTAGTTTCGTGTTCATTGAGGACCTAACATAATGGCCGTTGGAATAGATCTAAACAGTTACACCAACATATCAACCTGTTTTGCCGTGACCATATACATATATGACGAGAACGGGTTTGATCAGTTCTTCAATTTCTCAGACAATGACAGACCAATGTATGTCACTCTCAGTGATGGAACGATATTGGAACACACGGCCCTTGGCCAACTGTTGACCATATCAGAGACACAGACTGAATTGAGGGCCACACCACAACAGATATCAATATCAATATCAGGAATACCATATTCAAACTCCGCAACGGTGTTGGACACCATGTTCAGGGGTAGCAAGATCTATGTGTGGCGACAATTTAAGGATTCAACCACGGGTGCCCTGCTGGGCAATCCCGTTGGCAGATTCATTGGCAGGATTGACAGTTATTCCATACTGGATGAGATGAACGCAGAATCACATCAGGGCACGGTCACCATAAACTTCACAGCAAGTTCATACATCTCACAATTAGAGAAAAAGACCACGGGCAGATATACCAATCCAGTTGATCAGAAAAAATACTATCCAAATGATCTGGCATTTGATCGTGTGCCCAATCTGACCAATGCCAACTTCCAATTTGGGGCCGAGATATGAGTTTCTTTGACACCATAATCAATGCTGGCAAATCCATACTGGGTGGTAGCAACAGCCTGGGTAGCACCATATTGACCACGGTGTTGAGTGGTTTCGCACTGAACAAACTAAACAAACAGGTCACCAAGGAGAACGAGACTCCAAAGACCACCAGTGGATTTGGCCTCCCCACGATACCCTGGAAGGATCCAGGAGTCCGTGAACAGGTAACGGCAAATCAAAAGAACAAGATACCTGTGATCTACGGATCAGCACAGTTGGGTGGCATCATAGTTGATGCTGAGATGTCAAATTCAAACAAGACCATGCACTATGCCTTGGCCATATGCGAGAAGACTGGCACCAAGTTAAGTGATTCAACAGCCAGTTCGTTTACCCTGGAAGATGTTTGGTGGAATGATCAGAAAGTGGTATTCAAGGGAGATGGTTACACCATTGACTACACCGTTGACAGGGATAACAACAGAGATTACAGCCTACAGGATCTGGCAAAGATATATTTCTTCAATGGTGACAGCCAGAGTGGAACCAACACATCATCAAATGCCTATGACATCATGCCCAGTTGGACCAGCAACCATATGATGAATGACACGGTGTTTGCGATGATCGAGGTCAACTACTCAAAGGAAAAGAGTGTTAAGGGTCTTGGTAATGTGAGATTTCATGTGACCAATTCAATGACACTGCCTGGTGATTGCATGTATGATTACATGACCAATACCAAATATGGAGCAGGAATAGAATCAGTGAGGATTAACGGTGGATAGTTTACAAGATCTAAATAACTTTGGCAATGTCTATGTGACATTTGAGGATGACAGAAGTCGTTCAGTGTCATTGGCCGCATCGACGGACTTAACAGCAACGGCACCACAGAATGCTACCTGGGGACCACCCAGCGATCCCAATGGGGTCATATCAGCACAATCAGTGGCCAATAATTGCACATTTACCGTCAATGTTGGTGCGACTGGAGCAGTGGTAACTTGGCCTAACACACTGCCAAAAGATTGCACATATTCAAATCCCAGCACGGGAGTGTATAGGATAACAGGACCAATAACCAAGGGAGTATGGGATGAAATCAAAGTGCATAATGTCACATATCCAACTGGTTATGCCACAGCAAATACTATAACATACACAATTGATCTCTTAGATGGAGACAGTGTCAGTTGGGATGTTGATGTAACCATTGAAGCAGTTTACCAATTAGGAACTACATATACATATGGTGAGGATGAGAGAATAATCATATATGATATTGGTGGCGATGCCATAGCGGATCCATTGATCGTTGACAGTTCCTCAGGTGGCAAGACCTATACTATATTATTACAACAAACATCTCCCACAGACAATTATGGGTATTGGGCAACATCAGCCAATACCACACCAGTCTTGGGCAACATCACCATAACTGGAAATGTCACAGCGATCAATGACAGTGAGATATTTTACACCCCTGTTGGTGATTATACCGGTAACATTAGTTTTAGATATCAACAGTGGAGATATGACCCTTCAACAAGTGCCAATGTGCATCAGATAACCAATCATGTTATGATAGCAACACACAATGGCAATGTCCATGCTGAATACACATTACCTGTGACCAATTCATATGCTACCACAAATCCGAGTCAGACATTTCCACTGTATAATGGGTATCAAGGATCCATACAGATCACAGATGAGCAGGCCGCAGGATCACCATCATTCAGTCCCGAGAAGACATACTCAGTCACGGTGGAGAATATTGGCACCATAGCAGGACATTTTACGGCCAATGGAGCCAACATTGGCAATCCAGGCACCATAACTGGTAACATCACAACGGTGAACACGGCGTTGTCAACCCTGACCTATGTCACTGATTCATCATTGAGTTCAAACACAGGAATCACTGGATTCGTGTTAGAATACAATCAGACACAGACCCGAGACAATGTGGTCCAGGCAGAAAATGTCACACAGAACATAACCTTAAACATGCCACCACAGTTAAGTCTTGGAACATTTTATCCTGAATTTGGTGGCATCTACATTGGTCGTAAGGAATACAATGTGGGTTCTTATCAAGAGTCTGGTGAATGGGAATTGTTCCTCTATCCCAATGATCTGACCTACGAAGATGGCACCAGTTTGACAGGACCGTTTAGAAGAATATTTACAGCCGACGGAGAGGTTGATTATACTGATCTGATAGGTGATTATTACAGCCAACACAACGGCAAGGCCTTACAGGATCTTGCTGATGCTGATGGATTACTTGATGATGTATGGGGAACTGTAGGTGGTGTAACATATTATAGATATAGTCCTTTTAGACTGTGTAGAGAATTAACAGCATATGGCTATTCAGATTATTATCTACCGGCAATACAAGAATTATACATGGCAAGGGCATATACTGATCTAGCATCAACTGGTGGTGAAGAATATTGGTCAAGTTCACCTGAAAGCACATCAAGTTATCAGCAGTGGGAATTAGATGAAAGTTTAACCAGTCCATTTCCCTGGGAAAATCAATTGTCCGCAAGAAAGACTTTTGCCAATAGGTGTGTGGCAATAAGAAGAATACCAACATATCCTGGAGCATAACATGGGCATAAGTCAAATACCAGCACAGTTTAAGATCAATGGCATACTGAATCCAAGTGACACGGTGCTGACCAACATCGAGAAGATGGCGACATCATCAGGATGCTGGGTCACATACAATTACCACGACGGCACATTTTCTGTGATAATCAATCGTGAAGGCACATCGACCATGAGTTTTGATGACTCAAACATCATTGGAGCCATCAATGTGCAGTCAACGGGCATAGACCAATACTATAATTCAGTCAAGGTCACATTTCCAAGGGGTGACATAAATGACAACATTGACAGCGTCCAAGTTGACATACCCACGGCACAGAGATCAACACAGGAAGATGACAACATCCTTGAGATGACCTTGGACATGGTCAATGATCCCGTGCAGGCAGAATTGATAGGAGCCAGGGAACTAAAACAATCAAGGGTTGACCTGGTGATACAGTTCTCGACAGACTACAGGGCTTTGGAATTGAACGCGGGTGATCTAATTGACATAACCAATGATGCCCTGGGTTTCACTGACAAGGTGTTTAGGGTCATGACGGTGACAGAGGTGGACGATGATGATGGTAGCATAAGGTTTGAGATTTCTGCCTTGGAATATGATGCCACGGTCTATGACAATGACCTAACAAGGATAACAAGGACCAACACCAATGGTATCGTGACACTGGGTAATGTTGGAACACCCTCGGCTCCCGTATTAACATTATATGAGAGAGACAGCAGACCAGGAGTGGTGGTGTCAGCCACGGTGCCAACGGGCATAGTGGAAGGCATAGAATTTTGGTTCAGCACCAATGGCACCAATTATATCATAATTGACACCAAGAAACCAGCAGGCGGTGGAGCGTTCACGGCAGGAGCCACGGTTGACCTAGACCACGATCAACTTGATGGCGGACAGGTCTATTACAAGGTCAGGGCCATAAATGCACAGACCACGGGCGCCTATTCAGCGGTGAGCACTGACACCTTCGTTCCAGTGCAGATACCAGATGCTGTGACCAACGACACAGAGATACAGGATACTTCAACAG